AATGGCGCCTGCACTGGCGAGGGTCGTTGATATTTCCCCAGAGAGAGTATAGATAGCCTCGTTTGTCGTAGATACTATTGTAGAAAGATAGCTATCAAACGTGGATGTAAGTTGCACTTCTAGTCCTAAAATAGACGATTGAGAGAGTTCAACATACGCTGTATTTGTACTTTCTAAGAATAACATTGTAGACAATTGTAATGCCGCAAACGATGCTTCCGCTGCCGTATTTGTACTATTAATAAGTTCTACTGTAAACGCTTCTAATTGAATAAAGGTTGAATAAATACCTTCTAAAATACTACTAGTTGTAATAACACTCACTTGCTGATTGAGATTAAAAAGATCGGCGGTATTTGTATCTGTAAGAGAAGTTAATGTAGATACTTGGAGTGATAATGATGAAATTGTACTATAATTATAGTATTGATAACTACTCACTTCACCTGAAAGCGATACAAATCCACTGCTGAGATATTCAATTTCTCCAGATAAAGTATTAATCGTTGTGAATAGACTTTCAGACGTACTTAGTAAAGCATACGTGTTATCTACAACGGACGTACTTATATCGGTTATATAAATATTTGTAGCGTCAATTTCACCCGAAAGACCCGTTGATGTACTGAGTAGCGCATAATTTACGGATGTGCTAAATGTGTTAAATTTAGTATTTGTTGTAAATGTAGAGTTGAGAGACGATATTTGCTGAGCAGTCCATTGAGATGTAGAATAGAGCCCAGTATTTATGAGATTGGTCAAGAGTGTAGAGGTTATAGCATCTTGAAGTCCAATGCCGGTACTCATAGAGGATAACGCAAATGCATACGATGAATTTTGAGTACTTATATAATTATAAAATGATGAAAATCCGACTAAAGCACTTACTGTACTATTTGTTGCATTCAAAGTACTTTGATAGTAGGAATCAAGTTGGATCTGAAAGGAGTTTGCTGTAGATAAAAACGCATAGTTGAGATTTGTAGATTGTGCCAATAAGATATTTTGATAGTAAAATAATGTACTAATAGACGAATAAGTATAATGTTCAAAGGTACTAAATTCGGCAACAATCGTACTTGTTCCTATTGAATGAATAAGTGTACTCAATGTAACATAGCTACTAACAATAGCATTGCCAACAGCACTACTCAATGTAGAGAGAGAATCAGGATTCACACTATTGCTCCAGTACGTCTGACCTTGACCATTCGCATAGAGCGTATAAAGTGATGAAATGGGATAGTTTCCACCGGTACGAAAACTTAGTTGCTGAAGCAATAAATTGTTTAAATTCGCTCCCGTAGGATACGCCATTCTAACGTTATTGGGCATTTTTACCGGCTGTGTAAATACGCAGCATCTAAAAACAACTTATAGACGTAGAGTAAGAGTACCATGTCCAATTCAGGAGGGCTTCTACAGTTAGTCGCTACCGGACGGCAAGACATCTATCTTTCCGGTAATCCACAGACTACATTTTTTAAACAAGTGTATCGGCGCTATACAAACTTCAGTATTGAGACCCAGCGCATCCCGTTTGATTCGGCTGTTGATTTCGGCAAGCTCATAACGGTGACGGTGCCGCGACAGGGCGACCTCTTATCGCAGGTCTATTTACAGATTAATCTACCGCAGATTACGCCGGCGGGACCGCAACCTTATCCGCAGGGCGTTATCACCGAACAACCTACAAACTACGCGCAGATTACAAATTCGGTCAGTTGGGTGAATGGTGTGGGCTATGCGATGATTGATTATATAAGTATTTGGATTGGTCAGCAAGAAGTAGACCGTCATTACGGTGAATGGATGTATCTTTGGACACAGTTAACTACACCGGGGTCAAAGAAGAATGGTATTAATTTTATGACGGGAACCCAAGAGGTATTTAACGATCAGTCACAATCGGGTCCGCTCAATCTTCTCGTACCACTTGACTTCTGGTTTTGTAAGAATCCAGGTCTTGCTCTGCCGCTTATTGCGCTCCAGGCGACGCCGGTACGTTTCTATATTCGTCTCAAGAACGGCAATGATATGGTATTTAGCAACTCATTAGAAAACGCGGTACTCAACGGCTCATCTAATCCACCTACACAGCTCACACAGACACCGGTTGTCATTACGGACATGGTGATGTGGGGCGACTATATTTATCTTGATACGGAGGAGCGTCGTCGCTTCGTCTCTTCGCGTCACGAATATCTCATTGAGCAGGTGCAGCAACAGAAGCGTTATAGTATTCCCCTCAATACGACGCGCATTTCGGTTCCCCTGGTCTTCAACAATCCGATTAAGGAAATGGTATGGGTGGTGAATGAGGATCGTATGGTCCAGGCACACGAGTGGTTTAATTACGGCAGCCGTATGTTAAATGAGACAGGTATTCCCAATTTGGATGTTATTGCTACGGCGCTTCTTCAGTTTGATGGTTATGACCGTTTTGAGGAACAGTCTGCACAGTATTTCCGTCTAATGCAACCTTGGCAACGTCATACAGCCATTCCCAACGATTTTATCTATGTGTATTCCTTCAGTTTAGCCCCGGAGGTAGAGCAACCTATGGGTACTTGTAACGGTAGTCGTTTGGATTCTATCGTGCTACAACTGACGATGAATCCCCAGGTACAATCGTACCCTGCGGGCGTTACAACCTATGCGACAAATTACAATGTGCTACGTATTGTTGCCGGTTTGGGCGGCGTTCTATTCACTGTATAAATTAAGATAAAAACCATTAGAGATGTCGTCCGATGGTCCGACTACTGAGGGAGTGAGAACAGCGCCACCAGCGCCGCCGTTTCCGCCGGCGCCGCCGTTTCCACCGGCGCCACCGGTACCACCGATGCCGCCTACAGCAAGTAATGCGCCTTCTGTAGAATCGGAATCAGCATCAGGACCAAGCACAGAATATAGCGGAGGCAAGAATCCTCATCATATTTCGGATGTAGATACGTGGAAACACGCTGACCGAAATTATTATGTCTTTGCTATTCTTTCAATATTGTTTGGATTACTTGGAATGGATCACTTTTACTTACGTAGTTTTCATACAGGTATGATGAAAATCCTTTTAAACGTATGTACATTCGGACTATGGTATTTTTGGGATGTTACCCAGGTTGTATATGATGGTAAGAAGATACGCGAGGAGGGTCTCACATCACCGTTTGATTGGATTTGCGGCATTGGTAGAGGAGTATTTACATCGCCAAAAACCGATGCAGATTCTAAGCAATACATAGCGGAGAAGTCGTACATTCTTTACGCATTTTTAGCAGTCTTTTTCGGATTTTTAGGCGCGGATAAATTTTATATGGGTGAGTTTTGGCAAGGTATAGCAAAGGTTCTCAGTGTATTTAATATATTCTTATTCCTCTTCGGATTCTTATGGGTTCTTTGGGATAGTTTCCATGCGCTCTTTATGACTAAGACGATTTTAGAAAAGGGTATTGCAGCGCCTTTGCCGTTTAGTTTCTTCTTTGAGAAACCTATCAGCGGTAAGCCATTTTTAGTGAATCATCTAGTTGATCCAGACCACCCTCTACCAGGATTCTTTGATAGTTTACCGACGATATCTATACCGCAAATATCGTATAGTGGAATATATAAGGATATTATAGCGCCTCTCATGACGCCGGCTTTAGTAGCGGCGCTCAATGCGAAGATGCCTGAATTGCCCGATCCTCCTACAATGCCTGGAATGGCAAAGTATGGATTCCCTACGGAGATAACAGGAGTACCGACGGTAGGTGTGGGCATTCCAATTTCACAGACAGCGCCAGCGCCAGTAACAGCACCGGCACCAGTAACAGCACCAGTAACAGCACCGGCACCAGTAACAGCACCAGTAACAGCACCGGCACCAGCAGAACTCCCGCCGTCACCGTCAAATGTAGCAAATATGCCAACAGTCCACGCCCCATCGGCGGTAGAGGAGCCGAAGACTGCCTTTGAGCCCGTTCACCCGAGACAGGCGGGTGGTGCGCGCAACGAATTTAGCGGCGGTCCAGGTCCTGCTATTGCCGGTGTTCTTACAGCGGTTGTTCTCGCAGGAGGTCTAAAAGGATTTTATGACATCATTAGTAAACAATACGGATGAAGATGCTAGATTCACAAAATGATTTTGAGACGATGTGGCTGGCGGACCCAAACGCTGCAGCCATTGATGGTATGCGAAAGTCCGATAAGACCTTTCTCATATATTTTACTGCCAACTGGTGTGGATATTGTAAGCGTATCAATCTCGCAGAGGTGGACAAGGCGGCAGCCGCCAAGGGACTCACTCTCTGGAAGTGCGAGCATACGGTCAATGATTATACCGCCGGTTTCTGTGGCGTCCGAGGTTTTCCTACCTTTATGGCATTCCGACCAAAGAAGGTCGTAGATCAACTCCAAAGTAGCAGCACTGAGGAAATTTGCCGGTGGATTGAATCTTTGTAGTAAGTAAGTGAATGGATGTGGGGCGGACTATCATCATTGGGGGTGGTCTGGCTGGCTTATCTATTGCCGAATTTCTTGCCAAGAAATCCGGCAATTCTAATGTGCTCGTGTTGGAACAATATAAGGCTTGGGGCGGTAGAGTCGTCACTTACCGCGACAAATCCAAGAATATTCAGTACGAAATTGGAGCCGGTCGCATCTTTCACGAACATAAGCGAGTCGGTGATCTGGTCAAACGATTCGGACTTCATACCTATCCAATCTCTGCCGAAAGCACAACACCAAACGGGCACCCAAACCCCTTCCTACAACTTTTTGAACCCGTCAGGCACATTTTACAATCCCTACCCGCCGACATACTTGCCAAGCACACCGTAAATGAACTTGTTCCAGAAGAATTATCCTCCGTTCTCAAGTATTATCCTTACTGGTCAGAATTCAATATATTACGCGCAGATGTCGCCCTACCCCTCTTTGCCCCAAAGGAACCGATGGGGACCCAAAACCCCACGGATTATTACGGGGTCGTAGAAGGGCTGGACGC